AAATTTTCTCCTATCTAGCTTTTAACGAGTATCAAGACATTGCTCGTTTATTTTCATTTAACCAATTCCAAATAGTTCTTGAAATTCTTTTTCTGCCATATTATAAAAGTTATGACTTAAATGATAGCGATCTAAAAATTCGTAAATACTAACAGTTTCAATTACATCAAAATAACTAATATAATCAACAATATAATCATGCATTTCTTGTTTGTTGATACTTACTTTTAGTTCATCTTCGAATATTTCAGTAATTGCTTCATGCATTTCGATATATTCATTTCTGATTATAGATTCAGCTAATTCAAAAGGTGATTCAGTTGTATCTACAAATATATTAAAGTATTCATAACTACCGCCATTCGCTTCAAATATTTCCCAAAGAAGAAGAATTGCTTCATAATTTGCCCTGGTTTCCTGTGGATTTATCGCATCAAAGTATTCTCCGCGATGATTATCATTATTAAGAATATGGATTAGTTCATGAGCAAGTCCAAACGGAGTGGCTAAATCAGAATTATAAATCATAATCTTATCATCAACATTTACAGCTGCGGGTAAAGGAAAAGATTTAGTATTAAATGTTTCAATTCCACTTTTCTCAATTTCTTTAAGGAGGTAATCTAAAAGCTCCTGTCTGCTCATAGAATCCTCCTTATTTATCTTTGTTTTCCAAACGTTTACCAAGTACGCGTTTCATTTCTTCCTTGGCTTCATCTGTAAGAGGTTTTCCCTCAAAAGATACCCATTTATCCCAATCAATTTTACTATCATCAACTAATTCAGCAAGATCAATGGTTTGTTGAATTTTTTTATTTTCTAAACTGATAACTTTTTCAGTTTCTTTTTCTTGCTCTTTTAATTGAGAATTAGCAGTATCAAGAACTACTTTTTGGCGAGATTTCTCAAGCTTTTTCATTGCATTTAAAGTCTCTTCAATAAGAGGGGTATTATCAGAATTAGTTTTAGATTCAACCATAGGTACATCAAATCCCATTAACCATGCTTCACTCACACCTAAAGTTTGAGCTAGTAGGTAAATTCTATTCTGGTCTGGTGATTGAATACCATTCACATATTGGGATAATGTGCTTTTACTTAATTTAATATTGAATTTGTTTTGGTAAGGAAGAGAAAGGTTAAGAATATCAACTTGTTTTAAATTCCTTGTAGACATTATTTGTCGTAATCTGGTACTCGTATCAGTTTTCATTTAATTCCCTTTTTCTATTTTATATAAAACGATTATAACCTAACTTGAACAAAAGTTCAATAAAAAGATTCATTTAACATGAACTTTTTTATTGACAAAGATAAATTAAGGTGTTAAACTGTTAAATGTAAAGTTCATGAAACGTGAACAAAAAAGAAAGGAGTTTTCTATGAGCTATGATTATTCGTCTTTGCTTGGAAAAATTACAGAGAAATGTGGGACACAATATAATTTTTCAATAGCAATGGGACTTTCAGAAAGAAGTATCTCTCTCAAATTGAATGATAAAGTGAGTTGGAAAGATGATGAGATATTAAAAGCAATTCATGTTTTGGATATAGATCCTAAAGATATTTCTAAATATTTTTTTAATGCAAAAGTTCACGATAAATAAACTTATTTACAGAAATTATCAACAGAAAGGAGTTCATGAAAGTGAACGAATTAATTAAGATAACCAAAAATAAAAATAATGAGCAAGTAGTGAGTGCGAGAGAACTACATAAAATTCTTGGGGTTAAAACTAGGTTTGCTGAATGGTGGATTCAAAATTCAAGACTTCTTATTGAACATGAAGATTTTGAGGGGGTAGTTACGACTACACCCTATAATCCAAAATTTCCAGATAAAGTTCAGCAACTTCAAGATTATGTTGTTACGGCTGATAATGCAAAACATTTAGCAATGCAAAGTCAAACGAAAAAGAGTCGAGAAATTCGCGACTATTTCATAGCATGTGAAAAAGAACTTAAATTACAGCAACTACCGATGACACTTGACCAACAAATTGCTGCAATTGCAACGGGTTATGGAAGTGTTAAACAAGAACTCGTTGAAGTTCAAGACAAGGTCACTGACTTAACAGAACGATTCGGACTTCCTGCAACTAATGCTGCAATTCTTAATAATACACGGAATATACACATTATTCGTTTTTTAGGAGGAAAAGATTCTAAAGCCTACCATGAATTGGGAAGAAAAGTATTTTCAGAGTTTGGTAGAGATTTTAAAGATAACTTTGGAGTTCCACGATATGATGCGATTCCATTAAGTCAATACGATGAAGCAATAGCTTATACAAAATCTTGGCAACCATCATACAACACAATGATTTCTATTAGAAATACAAATATGCAAATGGAATTTGATTAATGTTTTAGAAAGGAGTAGAGCATGGATAGTATCTACTTAATTGTAAACAAACAAACTGGAGAAATAAAAGAGCGCGTGATTAGTTTAAAAAAAGCTTTTGAACTAGCAAAAGGAAATTTAATAATCTGGGAGGTTTAATATGGCTTTAAATTTAGATGAAAAAGACCCAGAAGGAAATAAAATCTGGGTCAGTAAACAAATATTTATCAAAGAATTTAAAATGAGCGAATCAACATATCATAGAAGAATTAATAATGATATGCGTAAAGATTCCCGCTTTATGAATGGTTATGCGGCAGTAACATCAAAAGAAATTTATATAAACAAAACCATTTATAAAGAGTGGCTAAATGCTAAGGTGATGGAAAACATGCCATTTATAGATTTTTAAAAATAAAAAGTCTCATACGAAATGAGACTAGTAGAAACTTTTGGACAGTATCTACTTCGATTATAACAACGATTGGAGAAAAAATCAATGACTGATGTAAATGCAGCTACGGTAAGACCCCAGTATTTTTTAGAGCAAGTAAGACGCTTTGGAGCGCAATGGGCTTCTGAACGATACAAAGTTTTAGACCCAAAAACTCTTAGAGAACTAAGTTTCAAAGAGAAGTTAATTTTTGCAGGAGCAATCCTATGATTAAAAAGTGGAACAACCGAAACATTCCGTTTACTGTAGCTGATTCAGCTGCAGAAGTGAAAAAGAAGTTAATCAATGAATTTGAGGGCAGTTCTGGTTTAGTATTTCCAAACTCCGTAAGAATGAGCCTTTTGACCTTGAATTATAAGAAACTTGGCCAAGAATTATCAAGTATGAATAAAATAATTATTCTAAAGGAAAAATAACATGAAACAACAATTCAAAGATAAGATGGTGGTCGCAGTTACTCCTAATCGATTAATGAGTGCAATTGATAAGGCAGTTAAATACTGTTCTGTCAGTGACCAACAAATAAAGCTTTGGTTAGAATCTGACCAACCTAGCAAAGTTATTGATGAAATTTGTGACTTAGTAAAATCTAGCGTAGATGAAAAGCTATGGGAAAAAATCGAGATTTAAGGGGGAACTAATGATAAATAATGTCGTATTAGTGGGTCGTATCACACGAGATCCAGACTTAAGATATACACCACAACAAAATCAAGCAGTAGCAACTTTCAATTTGGCTGTTAATCGCCAATTTAAGAACGCAAACGGAGAACGAGAAGCAGACTTCATAAATTGCGTTATCTGGCGTCAGCAAGCCGAAAATTTGGCAAATTGGGCTAAACGTGGCTCTTTGATTGGAGTAACAGGTAGAATCCAAACAAGAAACTATGAAAATCAGCAAGGGCAACGAGTTTACATCACAGAAATAGTTGCTGACAGTTTCCAAATGCTGGAAAGCAAGGGTGGAGCAAAACAAAATGAAGAGTCACAAAACAATACAGCTCCAAATTTTGCGCGTGACACTCCCCGTGATATTCCAGGTACAGAAATTAGTGATGATGATTTGCCGTTCTAGGTTCTTTAGCGAATAAGTAGAAAAGGAAGTTTAAGAATGAGCAAAACAAAAAGATTTTGGTGGTTAAAAATTTCTGAGGATTTCTTTAACGCTAAGGAAATAAAATTTTTAAGAAAAGTTGCAGGTGGAGATACTTTTGCACTAATTTACCAAAGGATGATGATACTAAGCCTAAACACTGGAGGTAAGCTCTACTTTGAAAATATAGGAAATACCTTTGCCGAAGAGATTGCAGTTGAACTTGATGAAGAAGTTAAAAATGTTGAGATGACATTGAATTACCTAAAAGGAAAAGGTCTTATTGATTTTGGTGAATCTGATAGTACTTTAGAGTTTAAGCAAGTTCCTTCATTGATTGGTTCAGAAACAAATTGGGCTAGATATAAAAATCAAGCACGAGAGAAAGAATTAAAAGAATTGGAAAATGTCCAATCAATGTCCAACTATAAAGAACAAGAGCAAGAACAAGAGCAAGAATTAGATTCAGAGAAAGATAAAGAACAAAAATCAGATGTAAGTGTCATGTTTGAAAACTATTTAAAAATATTCTCTGAATATACAAAAGGTGTGAAAAATCAGCCAAGAGCAAAAGCTAAACAAGTTTTTCTTCAACTTGCACCAAAACAGCGGCAGCTTGCATTGATTGGAGCAAAGAATTATATAGTCTGGTATGACAAAACAGACCAGGGGCCTTACTACAGTAAAAATGCTTTTGCTTTCCTAGATGATATGTTGTTCATGGAATATCAAGAAGTACCAGAGGTATCAAAAGTAGGAGATAAAAAAGTATCAAAAGCTCCTGAATGGTCAAATCCAACTTATGAAAATAAAACTACAGAGGAAGATTTGGCTAAATTAGAAGAAATTCGACAAGAGGCACTAAATAAGTTAGGACCACAAGAAAATGAATAAAGAATAGATCCTTGTCATCATTTCTTGGTCAAAAATTTGAAGTAGTTGCTTTTGAAGATAATAAATATTTTCAATTCAAAAATAAACAATGGGTACCAGTAACCGAAGACAGAGCAGACCGAGTTTTAGTCAGGATAAATGCTGCTGGATTCTTTGATGATTATAAGCCAACTCAATTTGGTTCAGATTTTCCAGATACGAAAGCAGCATTAGAATTTTGGGAACAAATCAATCGTAGATGGGTAAAACTAACTCAAGATATGCTCGTGTTAGGAGTTGAGAACGTGGGGGATAGATGATATTAAGAAAGTTAATGCCATACCTACAAGATGAAATCTGGATAGATATCACAGAACAATCGGACGGTTATTATAAAAATCATATCGGAAAAGCTCCAAAATTTATGATAACAGGACCTGTTCTTAGTTATGATGTCCTTGAAGTGAATGGTCCTATCGAAGCACGGGGAATCATAATTCTAAAAGTTTTAGTGAAGTGGAGAGGCAAAAAGTGAACGAAGAAAAATTTAACCGAATCAAACGAATGTTTTTGAAGCGGTTAGCAGATAACTTTTGGTATGACGGGCAATGGAAATTCTCTCATACTCTTAAGAAAAATCATCAACTTGCGCGTGAACAAAGAAGTAGGGTGACACAAGCTTTAAGACGTTGTGTAACTAGCGAAATCTTTCCAACAGCAAATATATTAAAAATGTTACCTGACTATTTTACTGCTGAAGAACTATCAGATATTGCTGAAGCAAGAATTGTACAAGAAGAGCGTTTGCGAGAAGAAAAAAGACAGCACATGAAAATACTAGGTACAGTTCGTAGTGCTAAGCGACAACGATTAACAAATTTAATGATTGAACCTAAAACTGAAGTTACATTACCTAATGGGAATGCGGCTGAGTTTATTTCAAAAACAGATGGTGGAAACTTTATTTTTAAGGAAATTAAAAATTATACTACTCACTTACTGACAGAACAAGAAGCAAGATGGATTGTGGAAGGAAAATAAAAAAATGAAAATGTTTGAATGCGATTTTTGTGACTCTCAAGTACTTGGGAGAGAACACTGGAAAATTGAGGGAGAAAAACTTAAATTTTGTTCTCGTAGATGTGCGGAAAACAGAGCCAAAATGATTGGTAAAAAATGGAAGTTGGTACATATCAGATGAAAATTATAATTAATCAAAAATCATTACTTGCAGCTTTAAATAAAATGAATGCTTTTTTAAGAAGTAGTGAGATGCTGACACTATCTGCTAAAAGTACAAGCCTATATCTATTTGGAAAATCAATTTCAACTAATGTCTCTTCTGAAATTAAACTCACTACTAAAACAGAAGAAACAGGCTTAGAAATAAAAGAAAAATCAACAATACAAGTTAACTTTGGAGCCTTTATCAAAGCAATTAGAGAATCAGAACGCGGAATGCTAGAAATAAAAACTAGCAATACTGAGGATTTGAGACTTGTAATTAGTTCTTCTGAATTTGAAATAGATATATTTGCTAAGAATACTGAATATCATCCAGGATTTGTTCAAGGCAAAAAGGTTGGGAAGTTTGAATCAGAAAGTTTAGCAAATCTTTTTAAAGAAGTCACTTACTCTATCAGTAAATTACAAAGCCGCCCTTTGTTTAATCATGTTCATTTCAAATTAAAAGATAATCAATTACTGATTGAAGCTACAGATGCTCGCTGTATGGCACGATATGTTGCTGAAACTAGTCAACAGACTGAGTTTGATTTGTTGATTCCAGAGATTGTATCTAAAAACATCAATAAATTCTTTGGTAAAGAAGGAGTTATAACATTTGAGCTTCATGATACTGAGATTTGTTTTAAAAGCAAAGGGATGTCTATTGAGTGGGAACTCTATGATAAGGAATACCCAGACACTCAACGTCTGATTCCTGATAGGCAAGAAATGACAAGCTATGAAATTAATGCAAAATCATTTAAAACAGCATTGAGAAGAATGATAAAACTCAGTGATGGTGGAGATGATAACACTACGATTCGGCTTGAGTTTAGTGAGAATACAGTTCAACTAATTACAGATAATTTTGGATTTTCGCTTTTTAATTATCATCAAGAATTACCATTGCTAAGTGAAGGCAAAAAGATAACGCTTGGAGTCAATCCTAACTATATTCTCAATGCAATTAATCATCTTCCGAAAGGCAGTGAAGTAGTTAAGCTTGTAGTTCTAAGTGAGATCAGACCGTTTATTGTAGAAAGTGAAATTTCTAGTAATACGTTGCACTTAGCTACACCGATTAGAATGAATTAGGAATTGGAGATAAATTGACAGTTGAGAGAATGTCTCCTAAGGAGATTAAATACTGGAATTCACTTGACAGTGCGCAGTTTCATGTAAAGTCCTGTCTATGTGATAAGTGCAAGCTTGACCGAATTAGAAAAAGACAAGTGGCGCGTGGCATCAAACCAATGACAAAAGAACAAGAAAATAATAAACGTGAGTTTATATTAAAACAGATTGCTGAAATGGAGAAATAAAATGGATAAGACATTTAAAGAAAAACTGGATATACTACCAATAAAAAATATTGAGCACCCTGTTGGAGATACTAAATATTATGCGGCTGTTCATGTTAAAACGTTAATAGCACAAGCAGATGAAGAAATCGCTAATTTAAAATCCCAACTCCAACAGCAAGCCCTGCCAGTCGTGCCTGAGTGTGTGGATAAAACTGTAGAGCTTCTTAAGAAGAACCCTGAAAGTTCATGGTCAAAACTATATAGCTCTTTAGGGGAAGAAGGAGTTACTTGGTTAAATGAATTCCAGCATAAAGATGAAAGATTTGGATTTGGGGGATTGAACAGTAAACTATTTGTCCTTTTCCATTTAGCAATCAACGGCTACACAGAGGAAAAACCGCAGCTGTTCTATTTGAAGAATAAGATGACAGGCGATTGTTTGGCAATATGTTTAGCAAGAGCTAGTAGCGGTTTGTATGTTGAAGTTACTGAAAAATGGCTTACCAGAAAAGAACAAACTTCGTACAAATTATATTTCACCCAGCAAGAAATCGACTCCATGCAAACTGGGAGCTATGAACAGATTGAGGTGACGGAATGTTCGCAATAATTTGTGATGAATGTAATTTAGATATGAAGTGGTTTGATGACTTCCCAGATGCTTGCGGATGTTGCGGTACTGATTATTATAAATGCCCTCAATGTGGGGCAGTAAAAACAAAAAATTATGGTTAAAGATTAAGGATAAAAATGACAAGAGAATTTAAAACACTAATTGGAAATACGACTAAACCAGAAAGAGCAACAAAAGGTTCTGCTGGTTACGATATTGCAGCAAGCGAAAAAGTTACGATTCAACCAGGAGAAATAAAGCTTGTACATACTGGATTAGCTGTTCAAATGGAACAAGATGATGTAATGCTGCTGATTGACCGTAGCTCTAATCCAAGAAAACGTGGAATTGTACTATCAAACTCTTTGGGAGTAATTGATCATGATTATTTCCCAAATGAGTTCATGGGAATGTTTACTAATATTACTGACAAGCCAGTTACGATTGAAGCAGGTCAACGCATCATGCAAGCCATTTTTGTGAAGTATGGGATAGTTGATAATGACAATGCAAATGGAGAGCGCACAGGCGGTTTTGGTAGCACTGGGGAGATGTGAGAATGGCACAAGAAACAGCAAAAGAGCTCATCTATCGTGAAGCACTGGAAGAGATAAACAATCTGGCAATTGATGTGGCCATGGATTTTGAAGAAACTGGAATTGATTCTGTTGATTGCGGAAAATTAATGGATATTGCAAACAAGGCATTTTTTGCAGAAACAAATCAACAACCTTCAACTACTGACAAACTTTCGGTTGAAAAGCTCCAAGAACAGCTTAACACTGCGAAAAAGGCACTGACAGAAATAGCTGAGTTTGATTGCTCAGATGATTGTTATTTTACAGCACGAGATGCACTCGCAGCGATTGGAGGGGATGAAAATGTCTGAACCATATATTAGTGATATAACGTATTACAGAGTTCATGATGAAGATGGAGAAATTATTTTTGAAACAGAAGTTGAACAAAACGCCAATAAATTTCTGCATGAGTATATGAACGGAAAGGAAGGGAGCGGCGATGAGTGAAGAAGAAAGACTTCTAAAATTTGAAAATGAGCTAAACTTTGGGATTGAAACAAGAGATGGAACTTACTATGTTCCAAAAGATGTTGCAGTTAAAGCAGCACCTGAATTATTAGATGAACTTGCACAACCCCAGCTCACGATTCCGAAAAGCATTGCGGATGAAATTGATTGTGTTGTAAATCCTATAGGACAAATAGTATTAAAAAGTGGAATTCTAAGTGATTTTACTGTTGAAGCTATAAGTTGGATATATAAAAACAATGAAAATGGTTATATTGCCATTGCTTACGCTAACCCGCTTACTCATGATTTAGTGAAAGTGGTGGAGGGATGAAAAAAGCAACCTTTATGAGATTGCTTAATGTGTATTATTTTTAGTCTACAAGTGATGTTCCATAAGAATTATCAATTGCACAGAGCCACTTTTCGTCAATTTTGCGAAAAACATAAGTTGCTCTACGTTCCATTGAAAATTCAGAGTTATCAGTTGCTGTTTGATTTGCTTCTAAAAATGTTTGAGCTAGCACAAGAACTGTATCTCCTGCAACAAGGTAAATCATTTTTCCCTCAACAGGTTTAATTGAATTATCAAAGTAAGATGCAATTTTTATAAAAGCAGATTTAATTTGTTCACGGCCATTTGCGTTCATACCAGGTTTTATTACTAACGTAGCATCTTCGGTATAAAAATTAACTAATTCATCAAATTTTTCTTCATGAATTAATTTATCGCAAGTGTCTATAACTGTTTTGATTTCGTTTTTGATTAAATCTACATTTTGCATTCAATAATCCTCCAATATTTATTAACGAGTATTATATCAAACTTTTACTGAATAGTGTAAAACAAGCTAATTTGGGAACTATCAGAGACTATTCAAAATTCCAAAGGAGAAATAAAATGACCGACAAACTAATATCGCTGGTCAATGACTGGCGGGGAGGGATTGAATGATTAATATAATTTTATGGGTATTCCTGGTAGGCGATGTTATAGGTGCAGGAATGGTAATTTATAACATTGGCAAACCAAGGATAATAAAGCCAATAGATGCGAGCATTTATATTGTAGTTGAATTAATAGTATGGATTGCTCTGATTTTGAAATTGATAGGAGTTGGATAATGAAACTTTTTAAACGCAAACCAAAAAAATTAATTCAAGCGAGGTTTATTTATGATACGAGCCGTATTGGAGTTCATAGTAGCTATTCTGATTGGCAAATCGTTAGTGAAAAACAATTTCAAAGTGCTATAAATACACTTGACGGTTGGTCTAGTAATCAGTTCATCGCTCTAGGCAACTTGGTTAAAAACCGTTACGACATTAGTGGATTTGAAAAAAGGGAGATTAAATGAAACTTTTGTGTAAGCTGTTCGGGCATAAGTGGATTTACTATGATCTACACAAACGCTGCAAATGGTGTGATGAAAGAGTTTGGTTTATTAGAGACATTGAATTATTAAAAGGACTCAAAAAAGCTCAAGAAGCATTTAGATCATTCGGTATAGCGTGTAAAGAATTATCTTTCAACCGCTCAGACCTTGACGAGTCAGAGGACATGATAATTGATGAAGATAGAGTTAAAGATTTATGGGATAGATGCCTTAAATCTAATAGCTATACTCATATGGATTAAGAAAGGATTTGCGCGTGAAATTTGAGTTCTTCATGGATAAAATGCCAACCACACGTCAGCAAAAAGGAATAAAAGTAGTTAAGGGGCAAGTCAGAAGCTATAACAGAGGGAATACTGCTAACTATGAACTACAAAAGAATTTGCTAATGAATAAGCCTAAAGTTCCTTTTGATAAGGGAGTGGCGGTAACATTAAAAGTTTATTTCGTTTATGGAACTAAAGATAAAAAGAAGTGGGGTAAACGTAAAATCACGCGCCCAGATGGCGATAATCTCATGAAAGGTTTTCAGGATTATATGCAACGCTACCGTTATTTTATGGATGATGCACAGATAGCACCACTTATTGTAGATAGGTTCTGGGGTCAGAACAATAAAATAATTGTTGAACTCTTTAAGACAGATGAAATCTTAATTATGTTTTAGAACAAGTTTTTATCAAAGCAGGTGCAAAGCTGTTATTCACATTAAAAGGTCAAGCAACTTTCGTTATACCTGAGCAAGTATTAAAACTGCTCTTGCATTTTTGCAATTGGAGGTAATAAATGAATAAACCAATTTATGAAACTATAAAAAGTTACGGTGATAATTTAGAGACCACTACCACAAAAATAATTGTAGGATATGAGCGCGTGACACGTAATGGATTCTCACGAAAGAAAAAGCCCATCTCAATGATTAAGGCTCTAGAATTAAAAGATAAGATAAACAATCGAGTAAGAACAGATATTGATAATAAAGTAGATTTTATTAATGATGAACTATTTTTAAATGGTCAACGGCTAAATGGATTAAAGAGTGCAACGATTAATATTGTTCAAGACTTTACGGAGTTAACATCCGTAGACTTACATCTATATGCAAATAATCATAAGAGGAGAAAGTAAATGTTAGAAATTAATAATCAAGATAGAGGTATCGGAAAGACCAGCAAAATCATTGAACTTATGGAGGATGATGAATTAGCTTTGTGCTTGGTTCCGTACTATGAAATTAAACGCTCGCAATTTCCAAAAGAATTGCAAAAAAGAGTTATATCCGCAAGAAGTTTCAAAAATGTATATGATGAACTACAGGGTAGAAGATACACTAAACTATATATTGATGAACTTCTATATTCTAATTTTTTTATTGCTGAGCTGTTCTATAATCTTGGCCGTCGGTCGGATATTTCGATTATTGTTTACGGAACTGAAATAGGTAAATAAAAACAAAAAAGCCAGCTCTCGCTGACTCTGCTGAATTAAAAGTTAATTATATTATAGCATAGTCAGGAGATGATATGGGAAAGAAAAACCAATTAGACTTGTTTGAGAGTGCTTATGGGACAATCGATATATCAGATGATGAGTGGTATATTATCCGTACTAACTTGAGAACTTTGTTTAAAAGAAGTAAGAGGGCAAGGAGGTCGTCACAAGTAAGGTTAGCTTTACAAGAGATTAAACGCTCTGATGATAGGATATTATTTGAAAAACATTTTATCCAAGGGCAGAAGATAGATAAGATTGCCATTGATAATTACTATGATGAGTCAACAGTTAGAACTTATATTCATAGAGCAACAAAGGAATTTGCTGCATCATACTGTGATGGACTATTGATTAAACCTTTTGTAGAATGACTTTTAAAATCACCCGTTTTATGAACGGGTTTTTTTGTATGCTGAATATGTGTATGAAGAAGAGATAACAGGAGTTCCAATAGATGCAGTCATGACACCAGCAGATAGAACTAAGTTCTACAATTCATCTCAGTGGTTAAGAGTTAGAGAACTTATTCTTAAGCGTGATCATTATGAGTGTGTCTGGTGCAAGGCTCAAGGGTTGGTAACAACATCAAAGGATGCAACGCTAGAGATAGATCACATCAAGGAGTTAGAGTATCATCCTGAGTTAGCCTTGACCTTGAGCAACCTCAGAACACTCTGCCATGATTGCCATAACAAAAGACACAATAGATGCAAAGAGAATAAATTTGATGATGAAATTTTTGAATTTTAATTTAATTGTTCGGATTTTTTACTCTCAAAAATAAAAATATACCCCCCGTCCGAAAAAAAAGCCAGTTTTTCTCAATTTTTCCCAGACCGGTTGGGGTCAACTAACCAAAAAAACGAACGATTTTTATGAAAGGGGCTGAAAATGGCAACAAATAGATTAAAAGAAATTTTAGACAGTAAAAAAATGAGTTTTTCGGAGTTAAAAAAGCTCTTAGAAGAAAAAGATTTCAAAGTTAATAATAGCCAACTCTCCCTTTATTCTAGCGGTAAACGTAATCCTAAAAATAAAAAAATATGGGTGATAATTTCAGAAGTTTTGAATGTTGAATTACAAGAAATAATCACTGATATTAATGCTTATTTAACAATTATGGCTGAAATATCTGAAAATAGTTCTGAAAAAAAGGAAGAAATTGAAAACAAAAAGATTGATGAAGAGCTTTTTCAAGAATTGTTTTCGCTGATTGATAAAAGCAAGGCCTCCGAACTAGAAAAAGTTCATAGGTATTGTGGCTTGGCAGCTACTTTTGAGAAATTAGGAGAAGATATCACGAAAGAAGGAGCAGTTATTGATGTTCCTTCAGGGGATTATATGGTTAAGAAAACAAATCCAGCAATTTCTGAACAAGTGAGAGTCAATGCTGCTTTAATCAAACTTGATGAATGGTTTGAATTAAAACGTCAAAGTAACAATGGAGGTAGTCCGAAGTCAGGCGAAGATTGGAGTGAGTTTACATGATTAAATACGTTAAAGATTATATTGACGGTTACTATGCAGGAACTGTTAAATTCAATCGTGAACGTGTTGATCTAGTTAATTATATAAAGCGTGAAATTGAGCCAAGAATAGCTTCAGGAGAAATATATTTTGATTCAAAGCAGATAGAAAATTGCATTAATTACATTGAAAAATGGTTCTTCCCTTTGGAAGATTTTCAAAAATTTATTATCAGTTTTATCTTCCTTTATTTTACTGAGAATCATCGGAACGTTTATCGAAAAATTTTCATTATGATTGCACGTGGAAACGGAAAAAATGGATTAATATCTGGAATTATAAGTTATTTATCTACTCCAATGCATGGAATAAAAAAATATAATATTTCAATCGTTGCTAATAGTGAGGATCAGGCAAAAACAAGTTTTGATGAAATTTACGATACCATAGAAAGCAACTCAAAATTAGAAAAGCTATTTGGTAAACCTGGAAAAAAAGAAATCAAAAATATCCAAACAAAGTCCATTTTAAAATACCGAACCTCCAATGGGAATACAAAGGATGGTTTACGAGATGGAGCAGTTGTTTTTGATGAAATCCACCAATATGAAAGCAATAAAGATGTTAAAGTTCACATCTCTGGATTAGGGAAAAGACCTAATCCACGAGAATTTTATATTGGAACTGATGGATATGTTCGAGATGGCTTCATTGACCGAATGAAAGATTTGGCCAAACGCGTTTTAGATGGAACTTCCAAAAAGTGGAATGCGATTTTCCCCTTTATATGTAAACTCGATGACGAACGACAAGTTGACGACAAAGACAAATGGGAATTGGCTAATCCTATGTTTTCTGAACCAATGTCTGAATATGCTCAAGGGCTATTTGAAACGGTCTGCGAAGACTATGATGATTTAGAAGAAGAACCAAGTGGTCGTGAAGAATTCATGACGAAAAGAATGGATCTTCCCGTTACGGATACTGAACGAAGTGTGGCAACTTATGAAGAATTAGTGGCAACCAAACAAGAATTCCCTGATACAAGAGGGTTATCTGCAGTAGGTGGATTTGACTTTGCCTCTATCCGAGATTTTGCGGCAGTTGGAGCGCTCTTTAGAATTGACGATACTTATGTTTTTAAAGCTCATAGCTTTGTTAGAAAAGCTTTTGTTGACCAAATATATGGATATTCTAAGCCAAAAGATTCTATCAATGGCAAAAAACAATATGCTCCAATTAAGAAATGGGAAGAACAAGGGTTCTTGACGGTCCTTGATGAACCAAGTATTAATCCGAGACATGTTGCAGCTTGGTTTGCAAAAATGAGGGATGAAGAAGGGCTTGAATTTAAAGCAATCTGTGGGGATAGATTTAGGTTAGATATTTTGGGGCCAGCATTTGAAGAATTTGGATTCACTCTTCCAAAAGGTAAAAAAGAAGAAATTTCTGTAGATAAAATTGAAATAATCAATAATCCAAGGGCAATTGACAGCCTTCTTGCTCCACGTATAGAGGATGCCTTTGCCAACTTAAAAGTGAATTTCGGAGATAATGATATGATGCGTTGGTACACTCAAAATGTATTAAGGAGACTTAAAGGTGATGGAAATGTGGAATATGTAAAAAAAGAAGATGTCAGACGTAAAACAGATGGATTTAAAGCATTTGAATATGCTATGTATCGCGCTGATGAAATAGTTCAATCTGTTGGAGAAGATTTTACTGAAATAACTGATTGGTTTTTTTAAATCAAAGCAAAAACGCCCCGTTTTTAGGGTCGTTTTTTATATAAACTAAGAGAAAAGGAGAAAGGAGGAGGTCATGGGATGGTTATTTAATCGGAATAAAAAATTGATTGATGAAGATATTGGGAAAACAGAGGAGGCCCTACGAGAAATCTCTGCTAAGAACATGGCTCTAGAAATTGTCGTCAGTTTTGTGGCCAATGCCTTTTCTAAAACAACTTTTAAGTTCAAGGGAGAAAATGCTCAACAGAGACTTTATTTTCTCAATAATTCTCCAAATATAAATCAATCTGGACAAAGCTTTCTACAAGAGTTCGCGGAAACATTAATTCATAATGGCGAAGCAGTTATTTTTGAAAAAGACGATCAATTTTTTGTAGCAGATAGCTTTTATAGAGAAGAAAATATAACTGGTGACATCTTCAAAGGGATAACCAAGGGGGATTGGTCAAGTCCAACAGATTTAATCAGAGATGAGGTCCTTTATTTTAAATATAAGAATAAGCGATTAGAGTCCTTTGTAGATAAGCTATGGTCAGAATACGGAACCATCTTATCGAGATTATTGGCTAATCAAAAAACAGCTAATCAGATTCGAGCAACGTTTGAACTCAAAACGAAGAAAAATGCAATTGATGACAAAGAAACTCAGATTGCAATAAAAAAATTTGTTGGTTCAATTGTTTCTAAGATAAGAAAAGAGGATGTCGTTGTTATTCCGACAAGCCCTGAGAATAAATACTCAGAAGTTGGTTCTTCTGGTTCGGGTAATTCCAAAAAAGGAATTTCTTATTTAGACCAGGTGGATAGTCTTAAAAAAATGTATGTAGATGATGTGAGCAGCATTTTAAATATCCCTAGAGGGTTAATTTTAGGGGATAAAGCTGACAATGACAAAAACTACAATTTATTTATTGAAACAGTAGTTGAATATTTTCAAAATCTCTTCGTTTCAGAATTGAATAAGACTTTAACTCCAGAAGAATACCAAAAGGGGATGAAGTATAGTGCCAACTCGGTTCGTTACAGAGATATTTTTGAGTTAGCAACTAATTTTGACAAGCTAATCTCAAGTGGTGCATTTAATCGGAATGAACTAAGAGAAGAATCAGGATATGATCCTATTGAAGGTGGAGATCAGTTCTTAATCACAAAAAATTATATGACTTTTACAGAAAGGAATGAAGAAGATAATGTCGGAACTTAGATTAAATGGTCCAGTTGTTGATGATTCAGATGCTTGGATTTATGACTGGTTTGGTGAACCTTGTATTTCACCTAATGGAGTACACGCGTTTTTAGAAAATGCAGGAAATCAGGATATTACATTGACAATTAACTCAATGGGAGGATCAGTTTTCGCAGGAAGTGAAATTTATACAGCTTTAAAAAATTTCCCTGGTCAAGTTAATGTAGTTGTCGGAGGATTAGCAGCAAGTATTGCCTCTGTTATTGCTATGGCTGGTGATACAGTCAAGATTAGTCCGCTAGGACAGATCATGATTCACAATGCATCTATGCTCAATTATGGTGATCACAAAGACATGAGTAAGGCATCTGAAATACTATTTGATACATCAGAAAGTTTAGCCTCTGTTTACTCTCAGAAAACAGGGAAATCAGTAGAGGATATGATGGCACTTATGGAAAAAGAAAGCTGGTTTACTGCTGATAAAGCTGTAGAGCTTGGTTTAGCAGATGAAGTTCTCTTTTCTGATAAACCAGAAGTGACTTTAGTAGCTAGTGCTGGTGGATTCATGAATAAGGAAAAAATTGCTGAATTTAAAGCAATTCTAACTCAAAAAGAGTCGCTTTCAAATCAAGAAAATTCACTTACTATTGAAGCGGTAGAAAAAGTAGTAAGCAAAATTATTGATGAAAAACTGTCAGATAAGACAATAAAATCACAATTACAGCCTGAAGACAAACCAGGACTTGAAAATTATATATTCTAGGAGGAATCAAATGTCTATTTCATTTAACAAAATCACTCAGCAGCTCCCTAATTATCAAGCTGCTCTTACAAAATTCACTGATGCAGCACACGAAGGTAAAGAAAAAGAGGTTCTTGATGATCTGTATGCAAAAGCCATGGAAACTCTTGGAACAGATTTGCAAGCTGCCCTTTCAAATTCCAATAAGTCAGAACTTGAAAAAATGTTTGATGCCCGTGCTTCAAATAAAGGCATGACTGCAAAAGAAATTAAGTTCTTCAATGAACTTAAAACAGATGTTGGACTTAAAACTGAAAAAATTCTTCCAGAAGAAACAATTGATGAAATTTTTGATGAACTTAAAACAGATCATCCGTTGCTTTCAATCATTAACTTTAAAAACGCTGGACTTCGTCTAAAAGCGCTATTGGCTGAGACTGAAGGAACCGCTGTTTGGGGTGAAATTTATGGAGAAATTAAAGGTCAACTAGATTCTGCCTTTAAAGAAGAACCATTCAGTCAAAATAAATTAACAGCTTTTGTTGTTGTTCCAAAAGATGCGCTCGACTTTGGTCCTAAATGGATTAAACAATTTGTGATGGATCAAATTGAAGAATCATTTGCAGTTGCTCTTGAAACAGCTATTGTAACTGGTGACGGTAAAAATCAACCTATTGGATTAATGAAAGACTTGGACAAGGGAGACGCAACAGATGGTGTAATTACTTACCCAACTGATAAAGCAGCTGCGGCAGACCTTTCTACAGTAACTCCAGAAACTGCTCCTAAACTTTTGGCCCCTGTCATGAAAGTTCTTGCAACAAAACAAAAAACTAAAACGGCCTTAAAAATTGATGGACAAGTTCACATGTTAATTAATCCGCAAGATTATTACGATATTGAAGCGAAATTTACAACACTTAATGCAGCAGGTGTTTATGTTTTCAATCTTCCATTTGGAATCAAAGCAGATCAATCTGTTGCAGTAAAACAAGGTACAGCAGTAATCTTTGTTGCAAATCGATACAATGCCTATGTCGGTGGCGGAACGACAATTAAAGAGTTTGACCAAACGCTCGCAATTGAAGATTTGCAACTCTATGTCGCAAAATCATACTACTATGGTAAAGCCAAAGATAATAACGTGGCTCAAGTTGTCACTTTGTCTACACCCAAATGACCCCCAAGTCGGCTCAGCAGTCGTGGGGGAATCTAAATTATAAATAATAAGGAGGATTATAATGACAGCAGCTCAAGATTTTGCGGAAAAAAGTTTAGATGCATTCAAAGATAGAATGAGAATTTCTACTACTGATGAAAATGAACTAAATAATTTAAAGAAAATGCTTGGTGCAAGCTATATTGCAATCCTCCGTCTTGTTGGTATCAAAGAAAATCCAGATGAAAGTGATGAAGAGCTGATATTTGAACGTGCGCGTTATGTTTATAATGATGCTTTGGATGAGTTTTTGCACAATTATGAGCAAGATATCAGATATGCATGGCTCTCACATCACTTGGATGATGAAGAAATTGATGAGGAGGAAACTTCTCATGATTAAATCTGAAAAAACTCGTAAGAATACAATAAAGACAAATAACGGGACCATGCGAACTCCTGTTACTTTCTATGGTCCTGGTCTTGATAATTCTCTTGATGGAAGAGATGGATTAGGTGAGAAACTCTATCGGGCTTATGCGGAAGTTTATAATCCAAGTAACAAAGATAGACAAGTCTTGACAGCTAAAGGAGTTCATCGGGCGGTGACTGTAAGGATAAGGGACCCCTTGTCCAGTTATCAGCCAGAAAATAAGCAATTAGCCAAGATTGATGATTTGAGATATTCAGATATTGATTGGCAAGTCGTAGATTTTCACCCTGACTTTCAGGATAGACAGTTTCTTGTCATTTTGTTAGGAGGTGATCAGTAATGGGAGCAACAATGGATGTGATAGGAATTGATGAATTGCTTCAAAAACTTTCACAGAAATTTTCAAAAGCTAAAGTTGACCGTGTGGTTAATAAGGCTCTTAACACTGAAGCTGATACTGAGACTGAGGAGCTTAGAAGTAGTTTAAATTCAGCCTATCATGATACAGGACTTTCTGCGGATGGTGTAACTCATGGAAAAGTTTCTCGTTCATCTGGTTATCCTGTAATTAAAATGGGGAATGGTGGAGAACATTGGCGATTGATTCACTTAAATGAGTGGGGATATACAAAAGATGGAACTTACCACCCAGGTGCGGGGCATGGGATTATGACAAAATTTGTTGAAGAACGTAAAGGCGATTATCTTAATCGAATTACAAATGGATTAGGAGAGTTAATTGATGGTTGAATCTTTTCATGACATGCTTGCAGAGGTTGAGGAAGCTTTACTCAAAGATTCGGATATTCAAGTAATTAAAGCTGCAAAAGGCTTAAAAAGTTACCAACGACCAGAATCTTTACCTGATACTCAAACAAGCATTATTATAGATCCTTTAGGTCCACCTGAAGAAGCAGTGAAAGGAAGTAATACTTCACTTTCTAATAAATTTATTTATCAAATTAATGTTGAATCTACAGACCGAATTGAGTGTAAAAAGCTCCAAAGTAAAATTAAAACATTACTTAATGAGTTTGGTTTTACCCAGACTTCTGGAGGTCTTGATGAATACTTTGATACTACAAAAAGATATGTCGATGCACGTCGATATATTGGTTATAGTAAACTATACGAAAACTATTAAAAGGAGAAAAATATGGCTACAGCAGTAGGGTTTAAGCAGTTAACAATCCGAATTTTAAATGGTGAAAAACCTGTCCTTGATGATAATATTTTCATCATCAAAGGGGATAAGAATAAAGGGGCTACCTCTTCAGCAAAAATTTCAGGACTTTCTCCTGAAGTTATTAAAACTTATGGTTCTAATAAGGTTTATAATATCTCAGGAAAAGGGACAGGAGATGTCAAAATTGATTTTGATGTCATTGATATTCCCGAAAAAATCAAAGACAAAATTCTTGGATATCAAGTAGACGAAGATACTGGTGTCGTTCGTGTCACATCTGATACTCAAGCGCCAGACTGTTCAGTACTCCTTGAGGACTATATCCCAAGTGGAGAAGCAATCATGTTAGGATTTGCGACTGGGATTTTCTCTTATGACGGTAACGAGTGGAATACCAAAGAAGAAAAAGGGAAAGAGTTAGCAGCAGAAAGTCTATCATTTGCGGCTGGTTCTGCGGACGATGGGTTGACATTATCTAAATATATCGGTGATAAATCAGAAGGGATTGCGGCAGTTAAAGCAGACCTTCAAATGACAATGGAAACACCCTAATGGCCCCGTAGTCGGTCAAGCGATCGTAGGGGACGCACAATTATAAAATAAAGAAATAACAAGGAGATTCAAAGCATGGCTTATACACCAAAACAATGGAAAGACGGAGACGTCATTACAAAAGAAGCGCTGAATAACATTGAACAAGGTATTGTTAATGTTCCTGCGGGTCCTAAAGGGGACAAAGGAGACACTGGCGCAGCTGGTGCCAAAGGTCCTACTGGAAAAGGGGTTAAAGGAATTGCTTTAACAACTACTGATGGAAAAGTAACTGGTGGTACTGTTACATTTGACGATGATAGCACTGGTGCCGTGACTGTTACTGAAGCTTAGTTATTAGGAGGAAGTTATGGCTAAACTTGAATTAAATCTTCATACAAAAACAGGCGATGTTAAGTATGAAGAGCACCATGTTAGCGGACAAAAATATCTTGATTTAATGAATATGAAAATCGGGTTTGAAAAAGCTAAAACAATTACAGTTGTTGATGCTGTAGAAGAGCGCTTAAAATTTACAGCAAGTCTATTTTCTGATGAAAAAGTAACTGCTGAAGCAATTTTACAGGGTACTGATCCATGGGAACTCCTTCCGATGTTGGATCGTATAGAAGATGCTGTTCTTGGAGTCGTTCCAGGTGAAGAAAAAAAGGAAGTATAACTGTTACTGAAGCAAGAGATGAATTTTTGAATTCAGTCAGAAGTTTAGTAATCAACGATACAGGATTTACTTTATCTGATCTTTTAAACAATGACTATTCAACTATTTTGAGTTTAGTGACCTCACAGGAAACTAAAGAAAAAGAAGAAACTGTTTCATTAGCAGACTTTATTAGTTCTATTTAAAAAACTTTGCATTAAGCAAGGTTTTTTGTTTGCGGTTGCAAATGAGGGAAATATTAATGTATAATAAATATAAATAATATTGGGAGTATTAAATGAAAAAAATAAAAGTTGTTGTATTTGCTTTGATTTGTATTTTTTTATTGTCGTCCTGCGGAAAAACGTCGACAAAAGAAGATTCTGAAATGAAAGACAAAATTTTATCTAGTGAAAATACTATTAATAACTATAATGAAAAAATTAAGTTTAGTAATTTGGATATGAAAGTCTCTATAAACTCAACTGATGCTGATTCAGAATTCACTAAAAACTACAAAGGATATAAACCAGAACTTGTTGAGATTAATATTGAAAATACAGATGATAATACAGTCTATATAAATCCATATGAATATAAACTTTATGATAAATATTGGCATAATGCTAAATTAGTATCAGTTATTGACTATTCTAAGGAAACTAATAGCATAGCTCACCTTGAGAAAGGCGATTTTTCAGAAATAGAGTCTGGGAAAGTTAAGTCAATTTTAATTACATATGCAGTAAAAAAAGATGCAGATAGTTCACTAGTAGTTTATAATAGCAAAGATCATTTTGTAATTAAGAAAGATGAATAAAGATAAAACACCCCGTTTTTAGGGTGTTTTTTTGTATATTCTTGAATTAATAATAAAGTTCAGGAGATATGCAATGGGAAATACACCTTTAGGAAAACTGATTGTTGAAATGGGCCTTGATGATACTAACTTTTCTAAGGGTGTCACTGGGGCAAGAAAACAGCTTACAGCATTGAAAAGCGATTTAAAAACTTCTCAAGGAGTTGCTTCAGCATTTGGCGGAGGTATGAGCGGAGTTGCTAAACCTACAGATGTTCTTACTAAAATGATTCAAACTCAACGAAAAGAGTTAGGGTATTTAAATGAATCGTACAAGAACTCTTTTAATAATGGGAAAGCTACGGGAAATACTACAAGATATGCTACTGAGATTTCAAGAGCTAATGCAAATCTTGCGTTATATACAGGCCAACTAAAAGAAGCCGCAACTGCGCAGTACGCACAAACTAGCGTCCTTCCAAAGATTTCATCTGGATTAGGGACTGCTAGTACAGCATTTGGAAAATTAAGCCGAGCGGTTATGCCTGCTAGTATTGCAATGACTGCCACTTTTTATAAGGGAATTCAGGATGCGACAGAATTCAATGGACAAATGTCAACTATTCAAGCTCTGCTCAGAGATACAGCTCCAGCAAAACAACTCGGTCAACAAATGGACACACTAGGAGAAAAATCAAAATCATGGGCCAGACAATACGGAGTAAGCACTGAATCCATTAATACAGGGATTGAGGAAATGGTTAAAAAGGGGTATAACTTTAACCAAACTTTAGGAGCTATGCCAGCAGTTCTTGATGCTTCAAAAGCATCAGGCGAAGATTTCAATACAGTTATGGGAGCTTCTACTTCGATCCTAGAACAATTTGGTTTGAAATCTGACAGTACCTCGTCAATGTTAAAGAATACGCAACGTGTAACAGATAGTTTGACTTTTGTAGCCAACAAAACAGCCGCAGGTTTCTCTGATATGGGAGAGGCAATGGAATATATTGGTCCTGTTGCTCATTCTCTAGGTATGAGTGTGGAAGAAACTTCAGCAGCGGTTGGTTTACTTTCTAATAACGGAATCGAAGGAGAAAAAGCAGGAACATCTTTGCGCGGGGCATTATCTCGTTTGCTTAAACCTACAAAACAATCTTCTGCAGCATTTCAAGAGCTTGGGATTAATCTTGACGAATGGAAAAAAGGAAATATCGGACTTCCAGATATGCTCGATACTATTAAAAAATCTACACAAGGTATGACAGATGCAGAGAAGAGTTCTTTAATTGCTAAAGCTTTTGGTGTTGAAGCGCAGACAGGTATGAATATTCTTATCTCACAAGGTGGAGATGCTTTGCGTAATTTGACGAAAGAAACAAAGAATGCGACAGGTTATACAAAAGGGCTTGCTGATGAAATGAATAAATCAGATAAAAATGCCTTTGCCCGTGCGAAAGCTACACTTGAAACATTATCTATCAGTTTGGGACAAAAACTATTGCCTAATATTATTCCAGTTTTACAAAAAGTGGATGATTTAGCCGATTCATTCGATAAATTAAGTCCAGAAGCAAAAAATACAATCATTAATATGGGATTAGTAGCAGCGGCGGCTTACCCTGCATCCAAAGCGCTTGAGTTAGTAACTGGTAAGGGAAAAGGAGTTGTTGATTTACTATTTAATTTAGGTAAAAAAGGAGCTGGAGCACTTGCATTAAAAGGAATAGAAACTGGTGCTATTGAAGCCTCTGGTGCAATTGGTGCAGGTGGAGCTGGTCTTTCGGGTAGTCTTAGTGGATTATCCCCAATTCTAGCAGGAATAGGACCTGCGGGAATTGCAGCGCTAGGTACCGTTGGTTTAGCAGGGGCGATTATTGGTGTTACAAAACTTGTTGATAGTGCTAAAGATCGTGTTAAATATTTTGGTCAGGTTGAAGTACCAAAAGAAACTGTTGATAAACTTAATAATTTTAGAGACAAAGTGGACAAAGCAAAAGTTGCAATGGAAGAATTTGGGACTGGAAGTCAGAATTCAGCCCAAAAAGTTAAAGAAGCTATCAATTCACTTTCCGAAGGTACTAAAGGGGATATTGACAAATCAACAAAAGAACTTGAAGAAGCAATGAAACGAACAGGTTATACCGCTGAACAGATTGCTGAGATGAAAAAAAGAGGTGAAAGCGCTAAGTCTGTTGTAGAAGCTGCCGCAAATGATATTTCTCAGGTTTACATTAATGCTAACAAACGAGATGAAAAAAATCGTGCTTTGACCGTTGATGAGCAGGCTCGTGTAAGTTCTAATATGAAAGTTATTTTTGAGTCAGAAGCTGATGCGCTTAAAATAACAGGAGAAAAAAAGAATACATTAATGAAAGCTCTTAATGGGGATTTCAATAATATGTCCAAATCCCAAGCCCAACAAGTCATCAATGATATGAGAGGTATGAGGGAACAAGCAAATAAAGAGTACGATCAACAAGCTGCTGACCAAAAAAAATTACTTGATGGTCATATTATCACTCAAGATACCTATAACCAAAATATGGCTGCTGCGGAACAAGAAAGAGTTGACAAGTTAAGTAAATATGGAGTAGCTGTTGCTAAAGCTGAGGATGTGATTAGAGGTAATCTTAAATTAGGTGAAGCTGGTTATAAAGAATGGCGTGAAAATGCAGAAGCAGAAATGGGGTTATATGGAGAATCATTCGATGAAGCTTTAGCTAAAGCTGGTGATGCCAGCAAGAAGTTAGGGGACAATGGTAAACTTCTAGCAAAATATACAACAGGTATGTCAAATGACGCCAAAAAAGCTAATGATGCATGGAATAGTATTATTTTTGACCCTAAAACAGGGGAAATCAAAACTAACGCTCCTGAAGTAATTGCTGAAGCAGTTAAATCTAAAGAAGGTTGGGATAATATGCAGTTCATTTTGAAGAACGCTAATTTAACAACTAATGCCAGATTTACAGTCGCAGAAGCTTTGATTGCTAGTGGTCAATGGGATCAACTTTCTCCTGAACAAAAAAATCTAGTTGTTAACAATCAGCAAGGATTACTGGCAATTGCAGATAGTGCACAGAATATGAGGATTTGGAATGAAATGCCTGATTCTGTTAAAAAAATCCTTGGTGATAATAAAAACTTCTTACAAAATAAAGAAACAGCGCAACAAGCTTTAGCTGGTTGGAACTCACTTCCTACTCCGACTAAGATGTTGCTCGGAAATGATACAGACTTTTTGAGCAAAAAAGGAAACGCGGCCCAAGCATTGAATACATGGAATTCAATGCCAGAAAATGTAAAAAAACTACTAGGTAATGATGCTGATTTTCAAAGTAAGAAAGGGGCAGCTGTCAATGCATTAAAAGCGTGGGATGCCATGCCAGAAAATGTTAAGAAAATGTTTGCAGATAATGCAAATGTGCTAAGTGCAAAGTTGGGAGCAACTAATGCAATACTACAATGGAATGCTTTACCTACTAATTCTAAAAATTTGTTGGCAAACAATCAAACAGCAGGTGGAGTAAATTCTGCTAATTCATGGATCTCAAATAATTTTGTAGGGAAAACAGTTGATTTATTAGCAAATTCTCAGCCAGCTTATAATGTTCAAGATTCATTTTTGAATAACAAAGTTTCAAAAACAATTGATTTAATTGTCAACACTTCCAAAAATGCAACAGGTACAAATTATTTTGAAGGTGGGCTAGCAACAGTTAATGACCAAAAAGGGTCGCTTTATAAAGAATTGATTACTCTACCAACTGGTCATAGTTTTATTCCAGAAGGACGGGATGTGACAATGCCACTTCCAAGAGGAACTAAGATTTTAAAGGCAAGTAAAACAGCCAGAATGTTCCCAGAAGTTCCAAGGTTTGCACAGGGAATCGGAAGTATTCCAACCAATGCTAGATTCTTGCAAGATGTTAGAAGTGTTAATGAAAAACTTGAAGTGTCATTCCCTCAAAATAATGTAGGAGTCAATTCATCTCAACTTTCAATCATCATTTCATTACTGCAAGAGTTGGTTTCTAAAGAGCCATTAGTTCTAAAAGACGGAACTCGAAATAACATGCCAACGTTACGAGAAAAGAACCATGCTTTGAATCAGCTCCAACAAGAATTAGGATATCTATTTTCAAATAATTAGGAGGTAATAATGAATCTATCTTATAAGCAAAGTGTCGAAATTTCAAAAAAAGAAAAAGTAAATCGTTGGGGAGAACCAGTATATGGGGAAAAGATAGTTTATAACAATATCGAGATTGAGAAACGACCAATCTTTCAAACGGTGGGAGGGAGAAGAGAGGTCAAGCAAAAGGCAATTTTAACTATTTTTGAACCTCAAGCTATTCCTATTTCTACGACAAATGAAGAATGGGAAGGGGCTCGTGTAATTGACGAAGACCATAATGTATTTTATGTAGAAAAATATGAACCAAAATATGATGAAGATAATAAATTGATTAAGCATCAATTGAATTTATTGGAAGGGAGATATTGATGGTTGCTGCTGATGAAGAAAAAATTACCTATACCAATGAAAATGGTGGAATGGTAATCATGACAAAGGAGCGTCCGTTCTTTTTACTTGATAAAACGGGTTTTGGAGCAGTAAATAATACTATTAATAGTGAAAAAATGTATGGTATGGATGGAGAACATGAAAATGATGAAACTCTTGAGCCACGAACTTTAACCATCACTCTCTTAGTTTATGGTAAAAATCCTAAAGATGATAACAAACTCCAACGTACCTTGCTCAATGTATTTAATCCTAAACTAAAAGGGGTTTTGACTTATGAGTCCTATGGTAAAAGTTATGAAATAGATGTTCGGATAACGAAAGGGTGGGAGAGTGAATTTGACGAAAAAAGTCACACAAATCAAAGTACTCTTTCATTCTTTGCTGCTAATCCCTTATGGAGAGATGTTTCAAGTGATTCTTACGTTGTTCAAATGGGACAAACAACAAATTTATTTAGCTTTCCTTTAGCAATCACAGATGATTTTAAATTCGCAACTGTAGATGTCGGAAAAGAAGTAGCTGTGATAAATCCAGGGCATGTTGCGGTTGGTTTAGAGTTAAATATTACTTGTACAGCAGAAGTTGTTAATCCTAGATTATTTAATCCTTATACTGAAGAGTATTTCGCCTTTAGTAATACATTCAAGGGAGGAGATACAATTTATCTCAATACAAACGAAGGTAAAAAACAAGTATTAATAAATGGAGAAAATGGTTTCTTTAAACGAAAGTTAGGTTCTACATTTATGCAAATTAGCAACTTAGAAACGAATTATTTCATTTTACAGGCGGATAGTGGAATTGAGAATATGGTTGCAAAAATGAACTACTATCCATTGTTAACGGGGGTATGTTAATGGTCATTCAAAGAGATTTGACGGTTGAAATTTTCAACAGGAATTTAGATTTTACATACTCTTCAGTGGGGATACTTGACCAACTTAAAAGCTGCATTATCAACTGGAGAGCATTTAACTTTGATATTTTTCAATTAACCTTGCCTTTAAATTCAAATGCTATTCCCTATTTGAAATCAGATAACATCTTTTCAATTAACGATTCCTATTTTTATATTGATTCTATTAGCTATGATAGCAAGCAATCTAATCTAATGACCGTAAAAGGGAAGAGCCTTTTAGGTAAAGCAACAAAGAGAATTGTTATTCCAATGTATGCTACCAATTCAGCTAAACCTGAAAAAATTATGTTTGATCTTATCAATAAGAATATGATTGATACTGTAATGGACAGAGTGATATCTTTTGTAAGTATTCAGAATCCACCAGACTTTGGATTAACTGCTATTTCTTATCAAAATTCCTATGGAAATGTTGCTGAAGAAATTGCTTCATTTGCTGAAGGAAATAGTATTTGTATTAAAGAGGTTCAGACAAACTTAGAAACTCCTGCCTCTCAAATTCAATTTTATAAAGGAAGAGATTTAAGCGGTGATGGCGGTGTTGAATTCAGCTTGGATGATGAGGGATTGAAATCAGAAAGTTTAACGCGTGATATTTCTGATTTTTATAATGTAGCTTATATCTTTGGAGAAGGAGAAGGGAGTAAAAGAAAGTCAGCTATAGCTACAAAGCTTCCTAGCGGTAAACCTAAAGGAGAAGAAGTCAATGAGATTTACATTGATGCGCGTGACTTGCAGCAAACTTATACTGATGATTCAGGAAAAGAAGTAACTTTAACGGATGATCAGTATAAAGCTCAGTTACTCCAGAGGGGGAATCAAGCTTTGACTGATCATGCTGAAGTCATTCAGATTGGAGGAGAAGCAAATTATAATAACCTTAATTTTCAATATGGTAAAGATTATATGGTTGGAGATATTGTAAGGCAAACTAACCCAAGGTTTGGAGTTTCAAAAGTTTCAACTTTAACAGAAATGCAAGAAACGTGGGATGAATCGGGTTATCATTTAGATCCAACCTTTGATAAAGACAAAGTGACACTCACAAAATTAATTAATAGAAAGTAGGGATAAACATGGCACTTTTTGTATTTCCACTAAAAAGTATTAATGGAAGCAACATGTATAACAACGATGATTTTCGCCAATACTTTGCGAATTTTATCAGTACAGGAATATTAGCGAACGTTCCCTTAGCAGGTTCAACAGCTTTTCAGGTTACTCAAACAGATAATCCATCTATGAATGTCATCGTAGGGAGTGGAGTAGCTTGGATAATTGGAGGACAAGTAATGAATACTTCTCCACTTTCATTTCAAATTCCTGCGCCTTTGACAAGCCAATCACGGACAGATTCTATCGTAGTTCAATGGAGCAATTCAAGTAATAATGGGGATATCATTTATAAACAAAATTCAACTCAAGTTGTACAAACTAATGATGTCTATGAGCTGCAGCTTTGTAAAATTTTAGTTCCAGCAAATGCAACGAATATTCCTCAAGCTAATATTACGGATATGCGAGCAGACACATCAGTATGTGGTTTTTCAAGTCCTTACGAAGCAATAAAAACAGGTGATTTACTGGCACAGTTTAAATCGGAACTTGAAGCAAACGGTATTCTCTTTTCACAATGGTTCGAAATGATTAAAGGTCAACTTTCAGAAGATGCAGCAGGAAACTTACAAAATCAAATAAATAATTCAGTTCATAATGCGGGTAACATCTCAACTGGAACAGATTTAAATGATATAAGGGGAGCAGGCTACTATCGAATTGGAGGACTTGTTGGTGGAACGGATGTTTTGAATACTCCATCTGAAGTTAATGGAATTAGATTTTATGCGTTTTTGATTGTAATAGGTTCACTTCAAGAGTTAACAGTTTACTCGCCAAAACAAGATACTACTTGGACATACAGTCGTTCTATTTCAGGAAGTCCAGCAACATGGAGCAGTTGGTCAAAAACTGTCATGGCTGATGAAAACGGTAAGACTAGTGTCAAAGATTTAGAGGTTACTGGTGCAATATCTCAACCTTATATTTCCACTTCATTTGCGATTGGCTACGGTCTATCAGTGACTGCTAAGCGTGTTGGGAATTTTGTAACGATTACATTTAAAGGTTCAAATACAACAACTCTTGGAAGTGGAGCCCGCCCAAATGAAAGAATCCCATTAGGCTATCGTCCTGCTGAAACAGAGCCTGTTGATTGCCTTGTTCAAGGACGTCACTTAGATACTTATTATTACTTTAATCCTGATAGCACGATTGCTTATATGGGTGAAGATGTTCCTGTCAATAGTTATTTCCGAGGAGTGAGAGGATATTTTACTAATGATCCTTGGCCAGTTATTGAATAAAGTTACTGTTTAATAAAAAGAACCCGTTTTTAGGGTTCTTTTTTATTTATGATTGAGTAAACAAATAAAACGAAGGGAGGAAATATGCGGGATTTTTTAGAAATTTATCATAATTTCTATGCTCTAGATTTCGTGCATCATTGGACATTTGCATTATTGGTTTTTGTAGTGATTGTAGATATTGTTCTTGGTCTGCTCAAGGGGTGGGCCACAAATACATTTAAATCAAGTATTGCTCGTAAAGGGATAGTTTCTCACGGAACTTTGATTTTTATTGTAGTTGCAGTCTATCCATGGATTTCAGAGTTAGGGTTTAGTCTTCTTGCGGATGCAGTGATGTTGTTTTTTATTGTATCTTATATCGCTTCAGTGATTGGTAATCTAGAAACACTTGGTGTACCAATACCAACTTATATAAAGAATAAGTTGGCAGAAGAAATTAAATCAAAAGATGATACCATTACAGAAATTTTTGAACAAAAGAAAAAGGAGAAAGAAAATGATTTTTAGTAGCAACAAAGTTTACAACATTATCAAGTGGGCAGTTTTAGTTGCTTTGCCAGGCATCAGCACTTTTATCGGAGTAATTGGGAAAGCATATGGGTGGTCAGGGACTGAATTAGCAATTGTTTCATTAAATGCTTTTACCGTACTTCTTGGTACTTTGGCTGGAGTAAGTGCTGTTAAGTTTGGTAAACAACCAGACGATAAGGAGGAAAAGAAATGAATAAATTAGTAAAAAAAATAGCGGTGGTAACTGTAGCTTTCTTTGTTGTCGCAGCAAGTGGACCAGTATTTGCGGCAGTCGGTGACCAAGGAGTGGACTGGTCAAAATATAATGGAGCTTACGGAAACTTTGGTTATGATCATGATAAGTTCGCTTTTAGTCAAGTTGGTGGAACTTATGGCGGTTCATTCGTTGACCAAGGAACTTATTCAACACAAGTTGCGTCTGCCATTGCTCAAGGTAAACGAGCACATACTTACATTTATTTTGAAGTTGGAGGATCACAAGCAATAGCAAAAGCAGCACTTGACCGCTATTTGCCAAAAATTCAAACTACTAAAAATTCTATCGTTGCCTTGGATTATGAAAGTGGGGCAAGTGGAGATAAGCAAGCCAATACTGATGCGATTCTTTACGGAATGCGTCGAGTAAAAGCAGCTGGATATACTCCAATGTATTATTCTTACAAGCCGTACACTTTGGAAAATGTCAACTATAAGCAAATCATCAAAGAGTTTCCTAACTCATTATGGATTGCAGCATATCCTAATTATGAAGTAACACCAGTTCCAAACTATAGCTTTTTCCCAAGTATGGATGGAATTTCAGTATTTCAATTCACATCAACTTATGTTGCTGGCGGACTTGATGGAAATGTTGATTTAACAGGAATCACTGACAAAGGTTATGAGAACGGAAACGCAACTAAACCTGATACCGACACACCAGCCACTGATGATGGTAAAGATGCCAACGAAGTGACACCAAGTGAAATCCAAAAGGGCATGACTGTCACAATCAAGTTTACTGCAACAAACTATTCTACAGGTCAAACAATCCCTAAATGGGTTAAGGAAAACTCATACAAAGTTCTTCAAAAATCAGGGAATAAAGTCTTGCTCGATAATATTATGAGCTGGGTTGCAGCAAGTGATGTTCAAGCGCTAGACACAGGCGGAAGTAATTCAACTGGAAATACTCAAACTCACATTGTTAAGTCTGGAGATACTTTGAGTGGAATTGCTTTAAATTGGGGCACTAACTGGCAAGAATTAGCACGTCAGAACAGTTTATCTAATCCGAACATAATTTACTCTGGTCAGGTTATTCGCTTCACTGGCGGTCAATCTGGGGATAGAGCACGGACTTACAACGTACAGTCTGGTGATAATCTTTCATCAATTGCCAGCCGTTTAGGAACAACAGTTCAAAGTTTAGTTTCAATGAATGGTATTTCAAACCCTAACTTGATTTATGCTGGTCAAACTTTAAATTATTAAAATTAACCCTGACTTCTGTCAGGGCTTTTTTATTTAGTCAATTTATCACTTTCTTCAATCATTTTTACCAGTCCCTCGAATGGCAAAGATGTATTATTAACTCTCACAGTTTTCCAATGTGTTTTGTTCATATGATAGCCAGGAAACACTTCATCATATTCTCGGACTTCATCTCCATGTTCTGGTGTTAGTTTTAAATCAATAAGTAAATTATCATCTTTTTCAAAAATCAAAGCAATGATTTTTTTGTCTTTTCTTTGCCTGATTGCAGTCCATAATATAGTTTCATGAGTGTTAATATAATAAATGAAACTATCGCCCTCCGAGGTGTTTTTTTTACAAACAAAAAAACAGTAATACTTCCCGTTTTCTAATATTGTTTTTTTACAAACTCGACTGCATTAGTAGTCCCTAATGTGCCATCTTTACTTACTTGTTGAAATTTTATATGGGTCTTATCAATTGGAGTGATATGAAATTCAGTGCCTTTCTTATCAATAAGTAGAATTTCTTTACTATCTTCATCATCTATATATTCTTGTGAACATTTAGCGATAGTATGCTCTCCATCTCTAATTTCCCAGTCATTTTCATCTTGTTTAATAATAGTGTAAGTTACATTCCAGTCCTTACTATACCAGTCGCCTTGTAGCCGATCAGAACTATCTTTTCTAGTTTGACAACCACTCAATACTATTAAACTAAAACCTAAAGCTAAAATTGTAAATACTATTTTTTTCAT